AAAGTATTTGCTGTTGCAGAAGCTAGTATAGAAGATGATACTACAGTTAGTTGATTAACTGTGAAAGCTGCTACAGAAGTTGCTCCTACTACATTAGTAAGATTAGAACCATCACCCCAGTATGCAGTAGCACTTACATTAGTTCCTACTGTTATACCACTTCCAAATGTAGTTTGATTACCAAAAGTTTTATTTATAAAAGTATCTGTTGTTGATACACCTGCTAGTCTTGTACTACTTACAGGCATAGTTGCTACAACATTACCACTAAAGGATGAATGAGCAGGAGCTTGTAATCTTGCATAGTGAGCATTACCAGTTTCACAATATAAATCTATATTTGCTGGAGAACCACTATCTGTTTTTACTTGTATACTACCACCTGCTACAAAAACATCTCCACCAATAGATGCAATAGCATTTACTGCCAGAGCTGTAGTAGAAGTCTTGACTGCTACATTTAGATTATTTAAATTTAAATCAGTACCACTTGAAGGTAAAACAATCCCTGTTAAGTTAGCACCACTTCCCCAGTATGCAGATGCTGTTACATTTCCACTTACCACTAAACTAGATGCTGTGGCAGAAGCTAATACAGAAGATGATACAGCTGTGAGTTGATTAACTGTAAAGGCTGCTACAGATGTAGGAGCAGTTGGTAAGTTAGTTAAATTAGAACCATCTCCCCAATATGCATTTGCTGTTACATTACCACTAACAACTAAACTACTTGCTGTTGCAGAAGCTAATACAGCAGAGGATACTGCAGTAAGTTGGTTAGCTGTGAAAGCTGTTACAGAAGTAGAAGAACTTGGTAAGTTGGTTAAGTTAGAACCATCACCCCAGTATGCAGCTGCTGTAACATTACCATTAATTCGTGCATTGTGATTAACTTGTAAGCCATCTCCTGCGCCTGTTAATTCTAATGAAGTAATAGTTAATGCATCTGAAACTTTTACAGTACCACTTACATTTGCTGTTGTTGTTGTAGCTGCGTCTACTGTTATCGTAATTCCATTACCAGCAGTTATACCACTCATTGTACCGCCAGCACCAGAAGGAAGATTAATTAAATGTCTACCATCTCCATAATAAAATCCTGCACTTACTTGTTGAGTAAAGGTTGCACTTGCTCCTACAACCATAGTTCCACTTACTTTAGAACTAAAGTTTGCAGTTGCTCCACTAACATTACCAGTTACATTACCTACTACATTGCCACTTACATTACCTGTTAAATTACCTGTTACGTCACCAGTTACGTCACCAGTTATATTACCTACTACATTGCCACTTACATTACCAGTTACATTACCAGTAAGAGCTCCTCTAAAACCTCCAGTAGCAGACACTTCATTAATAAAAGTTGCTCTGTTTCCTGTAAGAGTTTGTGCTACCCAAAGATTAGTTACAGATAAATTAGTTAAAGTTATAGCAGAAGTAGTCTCTGCACTAACAACTATACCATATGAATCTATATTAAATTTATTTAAAGGACCATAAGTCCCAGAAGTTATACCACTAAGTGCCAAAGAAATATTACTGTTACCTGCTTGTCCTGCACCATTAGTAATAGTAAGTGGAGATGTACCTGTTAGCTCTCTACCATAAGCTGTACCACTAACCATGGCAACATAACCATTGAAACCTGTTAAATCTGTTATAGCATTAATAGCAGCAGCATTAGCTGTGATAGCTGAACCACCTAATTGCCAAGCACCTGAGATATTAAATGTAGAATTAGAAAGTTGAATGGAAGCATTATTCCCAAAACCATCTTGAACATTTTGAAGAGTTCCAGTTACACCTGTTGAACTAACCTTAAGTAGTCCACCATAAGTATTTGCAATTTTATTACCGGTTAGTGTTGTCATTCTTTAGCTCCAAACTTTCTTTATCATACCACAGGTTAGACGAGATTCCAATCATTTGTCTGGTCTTCCCAATTCATTGTAGCATTCTCCCATGAGATATTTCTATCAGCATTGGAAGGTGGTCGAGGATCATTCACAGGTACTTCTGGAGTTATTACAGGAGAATAGTTTAAAGGATTGTTTTGAATATTCCACATACCATCCCAACACTCAGGACATACCTTTGTATTATAACTTGTTCTTTGTAATGTCTTTAGTTTATATCCAAAACCACATTGATCACAAATTCCCGGTGTACGAGAGTTACCAGCCATTAGGTAATATATCCTAATCTAGGTACTATTCTCATATCAGCTCTTTGACTATCGGCTTCAAAGGCTGTTAAGAATGTTTCTTCATAGTTAGCTTTTAACATCATAATTCTATCACCTGCAGTATTAGGTCTTTTCATTGATAAGTAATAAGCTAATCCATTAATAAGACAGGGTAAAAATCTAAAAGGAACATCAGCATTTTCAATAGCACTCTTAGTAATATCATACAACCTACGGACTCTATAGTATCTAAATGTATAAGTCTGAGTATTATCAGGCACAGGCCAGAAGTGTACTGAAACTGTATTCAATCCTCTGAGTGTAGCAAACTGTACTGGTCTTCCTGTTGTAGTCTTATCTACAATAGCTTCATACTCATTATAAGATATACGAGTTAATTGTAAATCATTACCAGCAGCAGAAGCTCTCAGATAACCATCAAGTATATCTACTGTTGATGGATCTAAAGTTAGAGAGGCCTCATTAAAAGTTAATGTATTTGTTTGTAGATCAGTAGCCCATAGAAGAACACCACGATTCTGCCAGTCCGTTAGTAAAAGATTTAAACTACGTCTTGCACTACGACTATCATATCCTGTTTGTGGTTGACCACCGGCAAGCTCGTAAGCTTCCTCAATAATCTCATCCACATAGAAATCTAGATTAAATGCATTAGTACTTGATGTAGCCATTACTATTTCCTAAGCTTTACGTCTGTTAATCTTACCTTTTTTAACCATCTTAGAACCTGATTTACCATAAGATTCATTTCTTGAATTTGCTAATTGCTTTGCAGTTCTTTTCTTTTTAACTCTCATTGCAATTGATTCATCTTTACGAGCATTGTATCCTTGTTTCTTTTTACCTACAGCCATGTTACTTTTTCCTTTGTTAATTAATTGTTTATCTATACTAGGTCTACTGATTGCCATTACCTATTACGCATACGAGCTGGCATTCCACCACCTGCCATTGGTACTGGTGTTATTTTATTCTTAGCTGGTCCACCTCTGTTCATCTTCACAACTTTCTTACCTGTGTTTTTAAACCCAGAAGGAATAACTTTATCAACAGAAGGTCCTAGACGAGCAGCACCAAAGCCTTGTCCCGTTGGTCTACCTGTGGTATTAGGAAAAGAATCTAGTTTAAGTTTTTCTCCTGCACCTGTTCTAGCTTGCTTGGAGGATTTAAAATTATTTTTTAGCATATGTTTTTCCTCCAGCATTATACTTTTGTTTAGCCATTCCACCTTTGTTCATTCTTGCTGAACCAGATTTACTTTTAGGTCTAGGTTTACCCGGTCTATCAGCTACTCTAACTTTTTTATTAGTTGCGTTTCTATGTGGAGCCAGTACCATTTTAGTTTTAGCTTTAGGCATTGCTTTTTTAATAGCTGCTTTAACTTTTGCTGGTGGTGGCCTTTGATCACCATCAGATGTTCCCCAATATGTTTTTCCTAAATTACTCCAAAAACTTTCTGCCATTATTCTTCTCCTATTAGTTTGTATTAATTAGCCGGTGTATCACTTAGATTATTAGCTTGTATATAAGTAATTGTAACAGTTGCTTGACCAGTAGTTGCTGTTGTTCCTGTTGTTATAAGTGTAGCTGTAATCCGAGTATCTTTAGTAACACGATCCATGTTATCAAAAGCTGAAGCTTGTTGTGTATGATCTGCTGCAACTGTAGCATCTTGAGCTGCAGTATAAAAGGCTGCTGTTACTCCACCTGAATCCGTTTTACCAATCGACATTGTTGCGCTAGTACCTGCATTACTACCTATTGCAAAACGCATTAACACTTGAACTATCTGTGAGTTTTTTGGTATTACAGCAACATTCCATGTTTTGGTACCAGCTGCTGCTGCCATACTAATCATTATTGATTGAGTCATAGCTACTTGACCTGTGTTTTTAATATCAGTACCAAGAACTATTCCTGTAGTTTCTCTTATCTCTCCAGCTTTAATCGGTCCTGAAAAATTTGTATTTGCCACTATTCTTCTCCTATTAGTTTATACTGATCAGCAACGACTTGTCCACCTTCGCTAAAGTTATATGTATATCCTGCTGCTACAGTTCCTTCATTGGTATCCGGTCTATAGTTAGCCTCTCCACTTACAGAGTGATTACCTTTATTGTAACTAGCTCTCGCTTTTAACTTAGATCCTTTCAATACATTCTTTGGCTTCTTATTAGAAATAGCATTAACAACACTATTGTTTCTAAGACTCCCTGATATATCTAAATCAATTCCACCAAGATTAATCTTTTGTTTCCCTTTAATCTTTGTTGGTTGAAGTTTAAAATTAGCCATTAGAATGATTCATACAAAGAAGAAACAATCATACCACCTTCAGAAAATCTAGAGGAACCAGAAGTATTCTTTTTTCTCTTTCTTGTAACTGGTCTATCCTGAACTAAAACTTTTTTATTAGTTGCGTTTCTATGTGGAGCAGTTACACTTTTCATTGGTATCCCTACATCAATTGACATTATTTCTCCACCATTAAAACTGCTATTTTCAAATTTTTTATAATCTTCATCTGACATAACATCATATCCTAAGTCAGGACTTTGTGGACCTATACCTTGTTTCTTTTTTACTTTTACTTTCTTTTTTCTTGTTATAGGTTGTGTTCTTATTCCTCTACTTACTGCACTCATTAACTTCCTCCCTTTTGTATTGTATCAGGAGTTCCTGCTGGACTCCAGTTATCTTGCATTGTATTAGTTCTAGAACGTCTAGCTCTGTTACGAGTTCTGGCTGCTTCTGATGCATAGTTTTGCTGCCATGCTTGGAGTACTGCATAGTCTTTCATGAAGTATGTAGCCTCTATCATAGTTGCATCAAACAATAATGATGGACAGAAGTCTGTAAGATAATTTGATTGTGTTGCTGATGTTAGTGTAGTGAGA